CATTTCTTGACTTGGTTTGCTCACACTAATTAATTTTACTTTCATAGTCTTTTCTTTCTTAAAAATTTTTGAGTTCCACGTTCAATATCTTTTTTTATACTCTGTGTATCTAAACGAAAATCAATGTTGTCAATACGATTTTCATAGTTTTTATAGAGCTCGCCGATAGTTTCTTCTAAAGATTTCCAACCTTTGTCATGGTCATCTTTTGATATTTTAACTTCCCAAACTTTTCCGTCTTTGAATGTAATAAGAACTGCGTGTAAATATCGTAAGGGTAGAACATTTAATTTTACCTCTCCGAATACTTCAGGCCAACAATCAACAACTTCTTTGGGAAGATTTCTTCCCTCGGTCATCACTTTGCTTTTTTGGCCGGAACCAACTCCTCTGCTTTTCTACGAAATTCAGCGGCTTGTTTAGCTAACTTGTCTGCTTGACTACGATAGAATTTTGCTTCAGATTCTGGACTATCAAAAGAAGTTTGAACTGATTCGTTTATACTTTGAGAAGATGTTTTACTAACATCGTGTGTTTCAGTTAAATCGCGAGCAGTTGCTACTTCTTTAACTTGTACAACATCGTTGCTTCCAGGTTTAATATGCAATTCGTCGACTGCAATTCCTCGTTGTTCAGCAATAATTTGATTTAATTCACTTAGTAGGATAGATGTGCTAAGTGTTGGAGTCATTTCAACTTGATTTGTACTTACTTTAACTAGACGTCCATTTCCGTGTAGGTTAGGAAGCATACGGCTTCCGTCTGGAAATTGCGTACGATCTAATGCTTCAGCAAACTCGTATGCCTGTTGTGCCGCAGGGCTTTCTACTAGATTAATAATAGCATTGTGAAGTTCGTCTGGTAAGTTTTCTGTTGGTACAACTAATGCGCTATAAGCATCTCCAGGAATTGTTCTGTATGCTACTAGAACTTTTTTTCCTGTGGTTTTAATTCTACCAATGTGTTTTAATGATTGCATAATTATGCTCCTTGTTTTTCGGATTGTTTAGAAACTTGTTCCAAAAATGTTGTTAATTTTGTATATGTTTGTCCAACAACAGTCATTTCTGCTGGTTTAAATGCACCTCTTGAGCTTGCAATATCAATAATAACTTTCATTGCATTTAAGTCATTAAGTGTAAGCTCGTTTGGATCTTGCTTAGGTGCTTGCGCCTGTGCAGGTGCTTGTTCAACTGCTTTTTGTTCTGGTACGTTTTCAGTCATGGTATCTCCTTATAAAGTACAAATATAATTATCTTAATTGGAGATAAGGACAGGCAATCGTGAAGAAGCTAAGTTCTTTTTCAGATTCAAAACCAATTTCTGTAGTATATACAATACTGTTAGTATGGTCTAAAGAAAGTGCTTGCCCTATATAGTAACGACTGTTTAGATTATGCTTTATCCAAGCATCTAAATTTTTTATTAGAGAAGGGCTGTATTTTTCTATTGTTGTATATTTAAAATGAGGCGCGGCAAAACTAATCCGTCTAATATTAAAATAATTTAAAGGATTTGGTTTGCCGTTTTTTAGTGCCATTATGCAAGTTCCCTGGCTTCTTCGTAATACGCATATTCTCCCCAGGGAGGAACAATAGTATTATTTCCGTGAATTATGAATAGTGTATCGCAATACATCTCATCACCCCAAGAACCATATGGATATCCGTCTGTAAACATGATAAACTTTTTGGGTTGAATTTGATGTTCTTTCATATATTCCCAATTTGCATCAAAGTCGGTTCCACCGCCGCCCATTGGCTCGTAGTTCATAAATTCGTCCATGTTATAACCATCGTAATCGGCTTCATTATAAACGCTGGTATCAAAACACCACAATTTAATTTTAAAGTCTTTGTATTCTTCCATAATGCCTTTGATCTCTGACAAGAAATCTTTGGCTTGTTCGTCTCCAATACTACCACTCATATCAATTGCTATGCAGATATCAATTGTTTCATCGTAGTTAGTTCCTGGAAGAATTGCACTCATATGCCAGCCCTTGCGGTTAGGACGCATGAATGTATAATCGTTTTTAATGATGCTTTGAATCTGTTGACGCAACATTTCACGCCAATTCATTTTAGGCTCTGTAAGCTCTTTAATCATTCGAGCAATGTTAGCAGGAACATTGCCAGCACCTGCGGCTTGTGCAGCTTGCATTACAGCTTCGCGCATCTCGTCTCGGATTTTTTTCAGCTCGTCTTTGCTATACTTAGGTTGGCCATCTTTGCTGTTGTTGCCTTCAGAATCCAGATGTTCGTCTAGCATTTGTCCAAGAGCGGCTAATTGTTCGTCATCGTATTTTTCGTAAATTTCATCGTACACTTGTTCAGCCGACCAGCCGTAATATTTTGTATCATGGAAAATTTTGATATCTGGCAAATTATGGTCTCCAATACGGTCGCGCACAATTTGTCCATTGACAGCATAGTCGCAGGCAATATTAAAGATTTTTGGGTCACGACCTTCTCTTCTAGTCATGTGTTCAAAAACAGCATGAAGAATTTCGTGAGCAATGACGAACTCAACTTGTTTGACAGTTAGTGGTTCGAAAAATTTGCGATTAAAAAATATGTGGCGCCCGTCAGTAGCTGCAGTAGGAAGCCAGTCGTCTGCTTCTTTAATTTGCATACGGGTAGCCAAGTTACCAAAGAAAGGGTGACGTAGTAGTAGACCTACTCGTGCTACAATAATTTTATCAATAATTGGGTCGGCATGTGCCATGTGTCTGCTCCTAAATTTTGCTATGTGTATAGTTTAACAGGACCCTAAGGTCCTGTCAACTTATTGTTTTTCGGTTGCCTGTGCAATATACTTACCAAATTTTGCATGGAAATCATCAAAACATTGAATCTCGTCCGGATCCAAAGGCAACTTGTAAGTGCTTAGGGCAAGTTTAGTACCCATAATAACAAGCTCAGTTTCGAAATTATCCATCATAAACTGGAAGAAGCAATTTACTTGGTCGTTCCAATTCTTGACATTTTTATCGCAAGCATCTTTGAGTTCGTAGCATAGACTAACAACCAAAGAGTATTGTGCTGAAATTTCTTTAGATTCCATTTTCTTAACCTTACCGCTCAAAATATCAGTAGGGTTAGGCATCTTGCTGGCATGTTTACGATGTGCCATAAACTTAACAGCCAGTCCTTCACCAACTGCACCCGAAGTTAGGTCAGTTAGTGTATCAACATCGCAGTCGTCATCAAACAGCAACTCGCTTACAAACGACCAGCTACGCGGTGTAGCAAATGCACGACTAGCGGATTTAGGATCAAAGTCGTACAAGTCCTTTTTAGAAAAAGTAAGGAAACCAACTACATCTTTATGGATGCGATTTTCAACAGCCCATTCTTGCCAGTCGTCCCAGTCAATTGCCATTTCCAAGTGAACAAAGCGGTTAGCCAGCGGAGCAGGCATACGATAAGTAACACCTTTGTCGCTTTCACGGTTACCAGCTGCAACCATCACAACATTGTCGGGAAGTGTATATGTGCCAACACGGCGGTTCAAAACCAACTGATAAGCCGCAGCCTGTACAGCAGGAGCCGCAGAGTTCATTTCGTCCATAAACAAAACAATTTGTTTATGTTGCTTTGCCATTTCAGCATCTGGCAATTCGCTAGGAGGAGCCCAAACCATTTTATTTGAGTTTGAGTCAAAGTAAGGAATACCTTTAATGTCTGTAGGTTCCCACAAACTAAGACGCACATCGATGACGTGTGCATCCAACTCTTCTCCGAGTTGTTTAATAATATCAGATTTACCAATTCCTGGAGGACCCCACAGGAAAATTGGACGCTTGTTTTTAAATGCCTTGCGTAGGGACTTTTTAGCGCCTTTAGGGCCTACAGTACGACTAACGATTTCTGCCATGGTATTACCTTTCAAAAAGAGGGCGGATGAATTTGTTACGCTATGTATGTATTATAGCACTCAGGGCAGGTCTTGTCAACTGCTTTTTTCGTTATCCAAATCTTTCTGACGCTCATTCATGGCTTTAATTAGTCCAAATTTGCGTATATCGTCTGAAAACAAATACAGTTCAAATGATTTTTTTTCGGAAAAAACTGTAATACTTTGGTTAGTTAAAAAATAAGGACAGTCAATATATTTTTCCAAAAATATAATTGTTTGGGGACTAAGTTCAATTGGTTCAGTAAATGGAATTTCGTAATTTTGTAATTCCAAATCGTTAACCAAAAAGTTGAAACCATCTTCTGTTAATCGAAAAGCATTTTGCTTGTTTACACGATTTGATTGCCACCATTTATGCGAATAAAGTTGCACGTTGGCGTTGTCTGTACTCTTACCCCACTGTTTTAAAAAAACTTTGGTAAGAACATCTCTTGGGATCATTTTATGATAGTGCCAGAAGTTAATTTAACAACTTGGAAATCTGTTGTTCCAAATGTTAAATTTAATTTTTTAGCAAGGTTGTGAGCATGGCCAGGATTACTAAATGAAACTTTTTTATATTTTGGTCCAGGATAGGACGTGAGGCTATTAAAGCTCTTTAAATTAAAAGGCTCGTTTTTGTAGAAAACTGCCCAGATTGCGTCAGCTTCTAAAATCTGTTCCGATTTGTAAGTTTTTTTATTAGTATGTTCTAATAAAACTTTTGGTTTAGGTCTACTCATGTATATGCGTCTCTAAATAAGTACGCATATATTTATCTTTTATTTCTGTTCTTCGAACCCGCCACCGTCCATAGAAACGCTTACTATTTCAGTATCAACACTACGTTTTAAGTCGTTAAACAGCATTTCATAGTCTTTATTAAGTTTATCTATGCATTCTGCTAATGTCAGAACAAGCATCCTTGCTTGTTGAATACTCATTTTAACTTCTTTATTTTGAGTTTGTTCTGCTGAACGAACTTGTTGTATAAATTGTGTTACGGGCGTTAAATTAATTTGATTTTGCATTTGCAAGTACCTGTTTCATTTCAAATTCTGTTTTGAAAGGACCTTTATACGGATAACGTTCAATAGTTATAAGTTTAGGGCAATGACTTTTTACCCAACCTTTATCAAACTTGATGATATAGTATCCAGCACAGTAAAGACTTTTACTGGCATTTGATTTTGTAAACAATGGCAATCTTCTTTGAACGTCATACATAGGATTGAAAGGTTTGCATGATGTTGCATATCCGTGACATTCATTTTGTTCAACAGCAGTAACTTTTATTTTTTCATTTTTAATAAAAAAATCTTTACCAAATTCTTTAGTAAGGTCGTCTTTTTTATTAAACATTACTTCGCCGTTAGAACTAGATAACAAAAATTTGTTGTTTTCTTTTTTGTGTAGGATAGCTATTTTATTACCGTCTTGCTCGACGATCCAAAATTTTCCATCTACAATGGGTTTGGCATGTATCTCTGTCATTTTAGTCTCCTTTTACCAGGCCCCTAAGGCACCTTAGTAATGTACGCATATATTTATCTCTTAAAAAGCCCTTTGATCCACTGTACCAAATTATAATATCTAAAGTGATAACTTGTTAGCATGGGAGGAATATGCGGGCACCTTCCTTGCTTCCAGTTACAGTCCATTTTAATATTTTCGCCACATGTTTCGCACTTCATATATTATTCGTCCTTGAACTCTACACAGTTTCCATCTTCGTCGGCAATAACAATTTTAACTTGATTGCCTTTTTCATCTTCGATAAGAATTGGACCCCAGCACCATGCTTGGCTTTCATCTAACATCCAACCTTCTTCATCTTCTAATGCTTCGTATGCGCTGCTTTCGTCAATAAGTTCTTGTAATCGTTCTTGTTCTTCCTCGTCCATCTCTTCGGGCCACTCATACTCTTCCCAACAGCCGTCATTCATGCCCTCGAGTTCGGAACTTTCAATATTTGGTCCTGACAAGTTATACATGTCAAGGCTGTCTTTTTTGCCATCACCGCCAGGAACAAAATCAAATTCAAATTCTGGCGGATTGTCGTCGGACGTTTCAACATAGAAATTAGCCCAGCGGAAACCTGTTTTACGGCGAATAGTCATTCCGTCTTTAGTATAAAGTTCATGCTCTTCGCATGATTTTTTATAATACGTGGATACTTTCCAGTTTGCCATGTTATTCTCCCTGATATTTTGCTTGGAATGGCTCAGCATATTATCAACTTCGATAGTTTTGTTAATAAGTGTTTTAATGTCGTCTGGTTGTGCTTTTAAATCGACTAGAGTAACATTACGATTGTAATCTTCTAAGACTCTATGCTCTTGTCCATTGTGGTCAACCCATCTCTGCAGCATGAGATTGTTCCACGCAAATCCTTTGCTTTTACGATCTTCGAACGCTTCAGTAAGACCAACTTTGTTTTTAGTACCTTTAACACGTTTACCTTTTGCATCAAAGATTCCTTCGTGTGTGATATGATGTTCCTGTACGCCGTTGTACTGACTTACATTAGGCGCAATCAATTGATAAAAATCACTGTCAGTTGAAATGATGACATGTTTGTCTTCAGGATGATTTTGTATAAACCCAGCAATCAAGTCATCTGCTTCTAGTTGTGGATGGTGTAATACTGTGCAGTTAGTCTTTTCTTGAATGAAGTTTTTAAACTCGTCAAAGGCTTCCCAGAACAATTTATCTTCATCTTGTTCTCGTTGTGTCATTGCCGCACGAGTTTCTTGCCTATTAGCTTTATATGGCTTGTAAAAATCTTTACGCCACGAGCGACCTTCGAGGCAGAATACAACATGACTGCCTTCGAAATCGTTCCAAGCCTTTTTAATACTATTAAAAGTAATATGAAATGCCATGCCCAA